AGTACAGGCTTTAATTATACCAAAAGCCCCCGCCGGGTGGCAGGGGCAGATGGGAGATCTATTTGCGTGGTTACAAATAATATGGGTCCATTATACCACGGGAGCCAGTAAATACCATAAATCTTCCGGTGTCACGGCGTCGTAGTCGGTTTTCTCTAGCCGCTTCAACACCTCCAAGCCAGCCCCGTCCAGGCAATAGGCCACCGCGCCGCCGCAAATCATGCCCTTACCGTTGCCCGGCCCTGCCACCTGGTCGATCTGCTCCCCCCGAAATTTGTAGGCAAACATCAATAGCAGCTTGCCGATGGGGTAGCGCCCGCCAAACAAACTAAAAGACCACTCTAACACTTGCTCCACCTGGGTAGTGGTCAGCCCACCCGGCCAGCGTCTGACCTCCCATTCTTTACCTTCCAGGTACTTGGCCGCGTCCACTTCGCCATACCACAGCAAGCCATTGGCCCCGGTGGTGTGGATTTTTCCGTTGCCCACGTACAGGCAGACGTGCCCGGCGTCGGTGTTGCCTTGAGCAAAGCGGTTAAGCCAGGCCAGAAAGCCCCGGCCTTTGATGAAAATCACGTCGCCCGCCTGCAAGTATCCGTAGGTCGTGGTAGTGGTCATGGCAACACCTTCAATTGCTCGTACCCTTCAGGGACAAAGTTTGTCCAAACGCATTCAACCCGCTTGGTCCTCACGTTTTTAGCCGCGCTACAGGTAGCGTCAATTGTCACCAGGTGCCAATCATCGGACATGTTGTCTTGCATGTAATTGCTCAGCACAAAGCGCCCTTTGATGTCTTTTAAACCCTCAAGCAACTGGTAAAAGTCTGCCAGCGTGTAGCCGCTATAATGGCCACAATTTGTTGTTGGGTAATGCGGGTCAACGTAAAAAAGCGTGTCTGGGCTGTCCCATCGCTTGATAAACGCCAGCGCGTCACTGTTTTCTACATACACTTTTTGCAAACGCTGCGCCTGATCGTGCAAACGCTTTTTTTTATTGATAAACGTTTCAGGATTATTTTCAGACTTTATGCCAAAAGCCCATCCTTTGCTTATGCCGTTTGCAAAGCTGCAATTTGTCTGAATAAACAGCGCCCATGCACGTTCAATGTCACTGTATTGTTCTGGGTGGTTGTATATTTCCGCAGCTTGTTTATGCTCGTCTCGTGCGTAGGGCGTCCACTCCAGTAGACGTATCAGTTCCACGCTTTTGTCAGGGTCGCGTAGCACCCGAAAAAAGTTCACAACTTCCCCGTTTTTGTCGTTGATGGCTTCGCGGTAATGGTTATTATTGCTCACTTCGGGATAACCCTTGGCAAACAGCACCGCCGCGCCCCCACAAAACGGCTCGGCGTAAACCTTGTGAGGGGGGAAAAGGTTAATAATTTTACTGGCAATTCGTTGCTTACCGCCGTAATAGCTGATCGGGGTTTTCACGCCAATTCCTCGCAAGTCGTTCGGTCGCTGTCACACACCGGGCAATAAGCTTGTTTCCACCATCGCAAGTAACGGGGTGCAAGGCCCACTTCACGCAGGCCACACCCCCAGCAGGTCAGCAAAAAATAGTCATACAAGCCGTTGCCAAGCTTGGCGCGTTTCACAGGACGGTTAACCTCAAAAACGCCTGATTCAGCGCGTGCAGCTTGTCGGTGATGCGTGCCCAGTCGTCTCGGCGCACAATGACAATACACCCTGCGGACCCCGGCCACTGGTTTTCCGGGTGTAAGCCAATGTGTTTGCGCATCTGGCCCGCTGGCCCGGTAATCGTGTGCCGGTCGCCCACGTCGTTGCTAATCGGGAAAAATTCCCCAATGCCGTCAGTGTCACTCCACTGCCCCTGCTTCAAGCTGGCGGTAAATAGCAGATGATCGCCGTAAGGAATCGGTGACTTGCCCCGGTGCCAGTCGGTGCGGGTGTGCTCGGCTTGCCCGCTGCGGGCGGCTACACGCACAATGGAGCGCGCTGAAATGACCCGGCCCTTATCGTCGTACTCGTGCAGGGTGAACAACCCGTCTACGCGGTCAGGGTAACGCTTGTAAAAGGCGCGGATGGTCATGCGGATAGATCTGCTACGGCGTCAATTCCAGACTTCAGAAGAGGCGCATACAGCGCAATGCCAGACGCACTTGGGTGAAAGTTATCCGGTGCATAAGGAGACGCATTGTTCAGATAAAACGTGCTGTTAAACGGATTATTCATATTGAACAAGCTGTGGGTACCTGAACCGGCGTCGGTAATGTCCACCTTATTGGTTCCCGCAATAGCGTCAGCATTTGACGTGTGGAGCGTTACGTTTAAACCACTGCGGTTAGCGAAGTATATTGTTGAAGTGCTTGTGCCAGCCGGTACGGTGCCGGTGCTATCAATGCGAACACGATCCCCAGTGGTTAAACCCGTCACGCTGTTCATAACCAAGGTGTCAGTACTTGTATCAACACTGGCCACATTACCCACTAACGGACAATCCAATTGTGGCGCGTTTAAACGCACATCTACAAGCTGATCAATACTGCCGGGGGTCGCTTTAAGGTTGTTATAAATGGTTCGCATCGTACGCTCAGCGGCGGCGCTTGTGCCTTGGCCAGCAGTCCCGAAAGGCAACATCCAAACAACACGGTTCCATCCAGCGGTTTTACGGGCAGCCGCATACGTTTCAATGTCGGCGGTAATTTGAGCGGACGTCCGCCCCTGACTCATATCGTTATAACCAAAATTGCTCATAACAATTCGACGGTTACAAAGCGGAGGCGATAACAGGGGATCGATCCGTGTTCCTGCTTCCGTTAAGGCATGAGGCGTATTAAAACCGGCGCTTAAGCCTTTCCCGGATGTAGCCTCGTTTCTAACGAGGAATTTATTTGAAGGAGACAGCAAACGCTGAATCACCCGTCTAGGGCGCTGGAATTCATTTAATACCGTAAATTCAGCGGGCCGCATGTCAAAGAAGCTATCACCATGCATCACCACAAAGTTACGCACCGGGAAAGCACGCCGTAAAATGGACTGAATATGGGCACGCTCATGTGTAGTTGTTAAGCGGCTAATCGCACCAAATGCGGCAATTTGGCCAGTGAAGTAGTTAGCCGTTCCGCCTATTGAACCGATCTGCGAATCATTAAGCGCCACAGCCGGTTCCAGTGTGGCGTTAGGGGTGTTAAAAGCCAATGTCTGAGTAGTATTATCAAGCGTTACTGTGGCATTACCTGTAACAGGATCGACTTGAACGATCAGCAAATGCCAGCGGCGAACCGTGGCAATACAGGAGGTGTAGGTAACAGTAGCCAATGAATTGGCATCCAAAATTCGACCCGATAATTGAATTTGACCTGAGTTAGAAAGTTGCGCGGTTATAAAAGTTTTACTCGTCGGGAACCGTAAGTTAAAGATCGTTTCCGGGGCCCCGGAGAAATCCGTACACCGAAAGACCGTAAAGTAAGTTACCCCCGTTGCCGACAGATGATGACGGGCAAACTTGGCGTTCTGAAGGCTTAAGGTGTGGGCAGTTCCATTAAAGTCGGCTACACGTGTGGCATTATCACCACATAAAGCAACCGTGGGCTGGTTAGAGGACCCTTGTGCTGTAAAATCAGTGCCATCGCGACTTGCCCAAAGACTAATAGCGTCTCCGGCATTGCCTAAAATACCGTTTGGAAATAAACAATGAACCAGGTTATTTGAAAAAAGCGTTAACAGGTCATTTTCAGCTTTTACAAAATTAATATCTAATGTGCTTGCGGCCGTCCAAAAGCTCATCGTTTTATCTCCACGCCTTCAACTACGTACAGCATCAAGCTGAGGATAATCATACTGGCTTGCGCGATCAGCGCTTCTCCTGGTTTGGTCACAAATATCCAATGGTTTTCAGCGGGAACCAGCATGCCCTGGTTTGCGCTTAGCTCCAGCGTGTGGGTATACGTGCTGCCTGATTTTAACAACAGGTTTCCGCTGTTGGTTTCACTCATAAATGCCCCGACCACAAACACGCGGTTGCCTGCTGCTGGGGTACGAATAGTCAAATCATCACCAGTGGTGTCAATTTCTACATGGTAGACATGCACGGGGCCGTTGGGACTGTGGCCGGTGCCGTTTAACACGGTGTCACGTAGTGTTGCGGTATTTGCCATCTTGGTTCCTTTTCAATAAAAAAGCCCCTTGCGGGGCTGATGGAAGTGAGGAGAAAGGGTTACTTGCTTTTGAGGGAATCCACTTGGTTGATCAGCTTTTCGATTTTTGTTTCCAGCTTGTCCAGTTGGGCGATTATTTCGGTTTTTTGGGCATACCGCAAGGCAATCTCTGCCTTTAGGTCGGCTACATCTGCCTTGGTAGCAAAAATGCCCAGGTTAATAATGGCCCCCACGACCAGGCCCACCATGCCGCCGGTGCCATATTTGCTTAAATCTTTTTCAACCATTCAGCTTACCCCTCTGGCTGAATTAACTGAAAACCGCCATCAGCAGTCACAGCTTGGCCAATCAATTGAAAAACCGATTCTCTAAAAACATCTGAGACATTTAAAACGTAATATTCTCTTACCACTAAAGGCTTTCCTGTAAGAAATTCAGCTTCTTGTTTCGTTCTAAATAGCTGGACGGTGGCAACAAGCTTGTCGTCTTGTTCTTGCCAGCTAATGGCACTTATACGTCCATACAATTCTGAAATTGGTGTTTCTGCCTGAATTTTAAAAATGTTCACGGCACCCCCTTATAGTTTAATTATTTTTCTGATAAACAAACTTGGTTGCATGTTGTTATGCGCCTGCCCACTTCCCGCCGATCCAGTGCTTCCGCTGTTAGCTGTGCCAATTACCCCTGCCCCTGCCGTTGGGTTCACTGTTGTCAATGACCCAGAAGGGCCATAAGTGTGCGTGTGAGCGGGCATTTGGCCAGCGGTTAGCGTGTGGGTTTCAGCCCCACCTGTTTCCCCTGGCGTGCTTGCACCTGTTCCGCCTGTTGACGCACTGGTAACTCGGTTGGCTGCCGTTCCGCCCATGTTGTCTAAACCTACAGTGACTCGACCCCGTAAATCGGGCAGGGGCAACCGGCGATTTGCTATAAAGTCCGCTGCTGCAGAAATTCCACGGGAACCAACGGCGACACCACTACTATCTTGGAGGGGCAGAACGGTGTTATCCCAACTGTTCCATAGTAGGGTAAAAAGCGCTTGTGTATCTGAATTGGCCCGTCCAGTTGCTCCAGATGTAGGGTTGCCAATGGTTTGCCCGCTGCACAAAAGCCACCCTGTGGGTGCGGATGTTCCCACATAATCTAAAATCATCCCTGTTAAATTAGTGCTGGCTTGTAAATCGGTAATGTCAGATTCAGCCGTGTTTAGGTCCGTTTCCACGGTGTTTAACAGCGTGGCAATGGCCACGTCATTGTTGTAAAGCTCGGTGTAGTTGGCTTCAACGGGGGTGGCGTCTAAAGGATTGCCGTTGGCAATCACCCGCGTCTTGACGGTTGGTGTTACAGGCATGGGCGTTCTCTATGTCTGGCTGGTGTAAACGATGTCAAAATGCAGTTCAAACAAATCAATGGGCTCATCCACCCCGGCGTTGGTGTAGGTAAACTGGATTTGCCGAAAGTACCCACTCGGGTGAAAGCGTCGGGTCACAATGGGCGCGGCCCCCCAGGTCAGGCCACTGCCGCCCCATGTCAAGCCCGTGCCCCCCCAGTTTGTGCTAGAGCCCGCTGTTATTACCTGGTTGCTTTTGTTGGATCGCGCCCCGTAGTCCAACACGCTCGACACCCCCACGGCATAGCTGCCATTTCCCCGAATGACGGTAGACGCTTCCCGGCATTGTTTGCGTTGGCTGGGGGAGCCAAACGACAGAAACGGGGTTTTGATAAAAGCGTTAATCGGGTCGCCGTGGAAGCTGTGCAGGTCGTCCTGGTGCTTCATGATGCGCCCCAGGCTGTCTCCGTGGTACCAGGTGCCGTCGTCATCGATTAACACGGCGGTGCAATCGTGGTCCCCACGCCAGCGCTCTTTGTACCAGCAATCCAGCGCCACATCGTAAAACCAAATCACGTTATTGGTGCTGCTGCCATTCTCGGTACACGCCACGCCCAGGCGGCGGCGCAAAGTGTCATAAAACATAATGGCCTTGTGTCGCTGAGTTTGCGCCAGGTCTAAAAACGCACTGCGCACCTTTTCACTGATATAACGCCACACCAGGTTGACGTCGGTCACATCCGTTTTGTAACTGGTCACACCCTTGGGGGTCAGGTAGGCGACATCACTGCCAAACTGTGCCAACTGCCGGAATCCTGGCACCCCCGCATCTTCATTGATGCGCACCCAGGCATACGGGTTGCTGGTGCTGCCATCCCCAATAATCAGGCCCACGCTGCGTTCTTTGGTCACAACCATCACCGTGCCAAATTCGCCCGGAATAAACACCGGCATCATGCTGGTAATTTTTTGGCCGTCGTTGACATCGCAATTGACAAAGTTGACTGACAAGCCCGCGTCTAAGGTCAATGGGTCGGAATAATAGACCAGGCTGGGGTTGGAGGTGTTGCCGAAATACCACACCCGGTTCTGGTGATACGCAGTCATTCGGCTGGCGGCGGCTTCCGCTTGGCTAATGCTGCTGGCCGTGGCCCCGTCCCACGTTTGCGGGGCAGAGACGCCATCACAGATAATCAGGGTATCCTTGGCGGTGGTGAAATGGGTGAGCGCCCCATTGCTCAGGGTCACGCCCAGGTCGGTGCTGGTGGTAAAATCCGTGTGATACGCCTTGGTGCCAGCGGTATAAATAAAGTACCGGGTATTGCTGGCCTTAATGTATCGGTGCAAGCCGGTAATGGCGGCGGTGCCGGTGTCTTGCATCATCGTAAAGCCTTTGGCCTTGCTCAGGCCGCCCCGGTTAATGGGCGCAAAGTTTTCAATGTCTCGAAACTCGCTTTGCACCGCTTTGCGCTCGCCAAAGAACTCCAAGGCGTTTTCTTCAGCGGTCAAATTAATGCCCCCCGTTAAGCTGGATGCGGTAAACCGTTTTTGGGTCATTAGAAATTGGCTGGCATTTGACGCGGCAAGCCCATGTCTTGCTTCATGTCGGCCAGCAAGCTCCGCGATTTTTCAATGAATTGTGTGTAATAGTTGCCCCAATCTGGGCGGCCCATCGCCTGCAACAGCTTGGCGTGTACCCCGTCAATAATCACGTCTTCGTCTGCGTCCGGTATCAATAACGTGTCTGTGGTAGCACTCAGCTTGGGCATGTCTCGCAGGTGGTACACTTTGAGCGTGTAGTCCTGGTCAGGGATGCAGTTTAGCTCCAGATGCCCGCCGTATTTGCTGAACACGCTGGGCACGGTGGTCAGTAACGCAGAGCGCCGATAGGTCTGTTGAAAGCGCCGCCAGTTCCATTGCTCCAATTCCCCGGCCTGTGTCACGCTTTCACGCCGGACCCGTAAAATCTTTTGCGGGTCAATGTTGAGCGCACTCAGATTGTACTGATACACGCCAGGGGAATACGTCAGGTTAGTTGTGGTTTCGGTGAACCAGTAGGCCCCCAGGCGGTTCATTTCCTGAATAACGGCATTCAGGAAATACAGGGCGTTGTTATAGGGGAACTCCTGGGTTGTGGCAAAGCTGGTCAATTCCTGATCCAGGTTGGCCAGGCGGTACGCGGCGGCGCACAATTCAACAGCGGTAGACATAATCAGGCTTTTTGCTTAATGCTGGCAACGTACTGATTGACTTGTGTGGCCACGGCTTCGGGCACTTCGGTCATCTTGCCGCACTCAATTTCAAACTTTTGGGTGGGCCCCAATCCGGACGTGATTTGCACCGTATGGAAGTGTTTTTTCACCCCGTCCACCATGCGGCATTCGGTTTCAATCTGTGGCAACAGGGGAATAAACACGCTGGCTGTGTCTTTGGGCGCTTCTTTTTCTTTCTTGGGCGCTTTGGGTTCTTTTAGCTCGTCCATGGGTTACACCTCAATTAAACGCGCTTGGTATTTGGCGCGTTGTTCTGCTTCGTAAATCGCGGTCTCGTGGCCGTAAATCATGTCCGCCACTTGTAAGGGCACTTTCACCCGGCGTTGTACGGGTATACGGAAATATGCTCCGTTAATCCCCACGTTGTAGGCCACCCGTGTAATGCTCCCGTCCGGGTTGTGAACAAAAAAATCTCGCTTGTCATCTGGCAAGAACGGGCCTACGTCTACCGTGGGCTGGGTTTCCAGTTCGTTTAAGAAATCCCGAAACTCGTTGAGCGGCATGGACTGATTGACGATCATGTCCACGTCGGTAATGCGCTCTTTCAAGGCTTGTCTCCTCATAAAAAAGCCCCACCCCTCGTAAGGGGCAGGGCCGGGGTGATTGGCTGTTGGGTGTTAAACTCGCTCGTAGAATGCGATTGCGTCGTGAACGCGCACCACGGTGCTTGCACCGGCGGGTATGGTCAGCACGGCCACATAACTGTGGGCGTCCATCAGGGGGCGTTGAATCAGGTTTTCAAACGCTGGGGTGGTCACGTTCAGTTCCACGCTGCGAATGGTCGAACTGAAGCCCACTTGGTCCCCGGCCAGGGTGTGGGTAATGGCTTCAGCGTCAATCGCGTTGACCGTGATGGTCTGCGTACCCGAACCGGCGCTGGTGATGCTCACGGCTCCGCTGGTGGTGGATACGTCCCCGGCCAAAGCAGCGGCGCGGGTGGTGTACAGTTTGCAGCGTAAACCGTTGACGGCACCGACAAAGTAGGTTGTCACGGCAGCCAGGCCGCCTGGTAACGCGCTGGAGGTGGACACCTGCACGGCAATACCGGAGGGCAGGGCGCGGGTGGCCAAAATCAGTTCTTCACTGAGGGTGTCAACCGTGAAGGTCTGAGACGGCACGGGTTGCGCACGCCAGGTGTTGAACTTGTGCAAGGTGGTGGTGATTGCGCCTGACAAGTTGGCCGTTCCTACCAGGGTAGGCACTTCCAAGCGCAACAACTTAGCCCCGTAATTGTCCGCGTCGGCGTTTAAGCCAAAGGGAATGGTGACGGTACTAGTTTCAGCGGTCGCGGTTTTGCCTTGGTAGCCGAGGGCGGTTGTGGTGGGGGCTGTATAGGCCCAGGTGCCGGTGGCAAACGTCATGCGTTGCACCGGAATCGTTTCGCGGTAAATTCCCATTTTTCAAAATCCTCATGAAAAAGCCCCACCCCCAGGCAGGGGGCAGGGCGTTTCTAACTGTGTTGTGGCTTAGCCGACGGTGCAGCCCACTTCAATGCGAATCATGAAGTTGTTGTTCAGAATCAGCGGGGCTTGGTAGGCTTTCCAGCCAATGGTGGCCCGTTGGTTCAAGGGGTCAGACGTCCCGCCAGAACCCAGGGCTTTTACGATGGCTTCCATTTTGCCCTTGCCCGCCACGTCCACAATGCCAAAGGCGTGTTGCGCCACCAGCAAGCAGGGGTAAACGTTGGCCCCGCCAGAACCTTGCCCGGTGTAGGTCGGCACCAGGGTCGATTTCATGATCTGGCAACCATGAATTTCCCCGACGTAACCCTTTTGCAGGATTTTGTTGTTGGCGTTGTACTGCATCAGGGTTTTGAGTTCGGTGTCATTCAACAAGTCAAACTCAACGTTTGGATGGATGAACATCATGTAGCCGCTGAGGTCAATCTCGCTGTTTTCCATCGGCTTTCCGAAGGGTTGGGCGTTGTTGTTGCTCAGGTTGGTAATGGCACGACGTAACAACGACAGGGTGAACGGGTTGGAAGCGCTGATCGCACTGCGGGCGCTGCCGGTCGCGTATAACACGTTGGTGCCGGAGAAAATCACATCGGCAATGTAGCTTTCAACGGATTCACCGCCTTGCTGGCCCATCACGTCGGTGGATTCGGTAATCACCGGGTCAATGCCCATCAAGTCCAAGGCGTCGGACACGGTGACATAATCCCCAAGCTGCACAACAGAGGTGCGCACTTCGGTGACAGACAGGTTGGTGCCCGCAGGGGTTACGCCTTCGGCCAAAGGGGTTTTGTTGACCGGCAGCGCATTAAACCGACGCCAAGAAACGCTGTTTCCTTCGCGCGAAGCCAGGGAGTTCTTTTTGCCTGCTTTGTAGAAAATCTGCGCTTGGCGGGCCCGGTATAAGAGGTTACGGTCGTAAAACTCTTTAGCCTCTACGCTTAAAGAAGAAAGGGTATCTACCATGATCTAAATTCCTTATGTATCAAGCCCCATCTGGCGACGGAGTTGAGCAAACTTACGGTCATCGTTGCCAATGGCTTGCAGCGCACTTCCCAGGCCAGGGCTTTTTGGCACCTGTGTTCCGGGTTGCAGTTGAATGGCGTTTTGCTTCATAAACTGCTGCTGCTGCTGTTGGCTTTTGGTTTTGGTAAGGCCTTCCAGTTTGGTTTGAAATTGTTTGACGGCTTCTTCAACGGCGATCCGGTCGTCCAGTAGTTGCCCGCGCTGCTGTGCGTCGTATTTGATGTTGTTGGCAAGCATGCCAATCTCAGTTTCAAAGGGCACTAAGTCGGGGTATTTCTGGGCGTATTCGCTGCGCAGTTGCGCCCCTTGTGCGTACTGTTGCACCGCTTGCAAGGCGACGTTTTCCACAAACGCATGGGGGTTTTTGGTGAACTGCTCCACCGGGTCCACTGGCTGTTGCGGGTTAAACACCTGCTGAAACCGGGCCATCAGCGCTTGGTTTTGCTGGGCCAGGGCAGCGGCGGCGTCCGCTTTTTTTTCGGCCTCGCTCAGCTTGGTCTGAAGCTCGGTCACTTCAGGCGCAGGCGTGGGCGTTTCAGCTGGCGGGTTTAAAAACTCGTCAAAATTAAACTCATCCATGGGAAAGGCTCCTACTGTTGGCTATTCACCCTTTCGCAGGTGTCGCGGGCGCGTTAAAACGACGGCCAGCAGGTCCAGCATGTCGGCTCTGGTAGCGGCCCCTGTCCGGTGGCATGGGTCCCGGCCTTAACTCTCCGGGCGGAGTGTAGGGAATTCTCTGGCCAAGCGTTCAATCTTGGCTTTCAGGTGATTGAGCGCGTCCTGTCGGCCTTGCTCTCTGGCCGCCTGAAACGCGCTGTTTAAGTCTAAAATCTGGATTTCAGTTCTGGCCGGGGTCAGTTCCGGGGTCAGAAGCTCCGTCCACAGGGGGCTGTGCACCAATTCCCATGCTTGCTTGCGCTGCAAGTAAGGCTTGCTGTCTCTCTGCATTGAATCTCCTCAACACCTCTTGGATTAAATCGGGGGTGTTCCGAATGCCTTGCAGTTTGCCAATCTCTTTCAAGAACGGCTCGTAAATGCCAATCATCTCTGGCGGCACGTTAAAGATTTGGCTTAAGCCTTCCACTTGGGCAGCCTTGCTTTGTGCGGGGTTGATGCCCACCATTTCCACGGTGTATTCGCCGCTTGCCAGTAAGCTCATGTCAATTTCTTGGAACTGGCGCTCCCCGGTCATCGGGTCTTCGTAATCAATGCTGATGGGTTCTTCGTAAAAGCGGCCTGCTAAAATCATCAGGCGGCCCATCACGCGCTGAATGCCCATGTTGTTCATGTGTTCCACCACTTCACGGGAAATGGACATGTTGTTTTCTTGCAGCACCTGAATTTCAGTGGCTGTCTTCTTAAAATCAATGTTGGACGCGCCCTGAAACGGGGCATTGCCGCCGGACACAATCTGCGCTTCGGCTTTCAGGGTGCCGATGCTGTCTTGCAGCATTTGGGGCTCGATGTAATCCCCACTCACAGCGGCAAAGTGTTGGTTCACCGGGTGCGGCGCGGTCACAATCCCCCCGGCCACGCCAAACAGGTTTTCAATGTTGGCTTGTTCGCTGGCGATAAAGCGGTTGCCATTACGGGCCATCGTCTCCAACATGTAGTTCTGCATGATGTTGATGGTCTTCTGGATGTCGGCCATGTCCTCAATCGGGCCAGTGCCGTACGGGCTCCCTCGGTCCGGCATCCAGTCGTAAAACACCACGGGGTTAATCCCCTTGGGCAGCAAGTTGGGCTTAAATTCGACCAGGTATTTATTCCCGGCAATCCCCACAATAATGTTGCGGTATTCCCGCTCCTGGGTTTTCAGGTGGGGAAAATAGTACAGGTCGTACTCGCAATGCTCTTCGTGGTGGGTGATTTGATTCAACACCCGGTCAGCATCATTGACAGACAACAAGTCTTGGTTTTGCTGGCGGTTATACAGGTTTTTGTCATTCAGCGTGTCCAGCTTATCGGCGTTCATAATACCGGGGCGCTCGCGCAGTTCTTGCACGCGAATTTGCGTAAAATATCCCCACCCGGCGCGTTCTGGGTCGCTGGCGCTGGGGTCTACGTGCAGCCACAACGGGTTCCACACATCCACGTCAATTTTGCGCTCGGTTATTTGCACCGGCCCGTATGATGGGGGCCCCTCGGTGTCTGGGGTCATCATGGGCTGGCCCAGTTCGTCCAAAACCGGTTGGCCCATCTCGTCCAAGACCGGTTCCCCAGGGATAATCTCACCGGGCATGGGTTGCCATTCCCAATAGGTGTTTTCTTTCACGCAGGGGTACACGCCGCTAAACCCGGCCCAGATGCAGTCCAGCAGACTCATGCCCAGCTTTTCGCTGATCTGGTTTTCCCGCAGCATGAATTTAAACGCTTCTGTCAGTTGGTGCTCCAGGTCCACATAGGTGAGTGGCCTGGGGGCAGGCGGCAGCATTTCCACGGGCAAGCCCATCATTTGGACGCTTTTGGCCAGTTGCTCATAAATTAGCAAGTGCTGCTGGTATTGCTCAGGCAAAGGCTTGTTGCTTTTGGCTCGAATGCGCACAAAGTCCGTGTCATTCGGGAACAGCGTTTGCTTGATACCGCTGTAAAGCAACTTGGCTTGTTGACGAGACACGGGAATAAAGACCTGTGGGCGGCCTGTGTTGGCGTCATTGTCCTGGCCTTGTGACTTGGGCAAGGGCAGCAAGTCGTCGGTGTCCAACTTGTTTTTCAGGTAGTTGTAACACTTGGCCATGACGGCTTTTTTCTCTTTGCCGTGCAAGGTCAGTTGCTGCTTAAAGGCGTTGGCAATCCGCACAATGTCGGTTTGCTCAGCTTCCGGCAAATTGGGAACGGGAATATCGTACATTCAGGCGCTCATAAAAAAGCGCAAAGCCCACACGGTGGCGGGCTCTGCGCGTTGTCTGTAAGGAGGAAGGGTAACTTGGTGTGATATACTCGGTTAATGTTATTGACTGGAAACGTATCGCGCTTTTGGGCGGCGGTTCATTGGTTTGTGGACGTTGCCGCTGTGTTGGTGCCCCCCTTGGCGGTCATTCAGCATGATTGCTGGCTGGCCTGGCTGGGGCTGGGGTGCTTGCTGTGGTCTTTGACAAAAAGCCCTAAAACGTTTCAAGTCACCTTAACGGAGCGGGTGTTGCCGGTCTGGGGGGTGTTTTTATTGTTGGCATTCTTGGTCACGCTGTCGCCGTCAGTAGAATTACAAACCCGTAATGTACGGATGTTTGAAAATATTCACCAAGAATTACGTGGCGTGAATGCGCAACTTGTTGAAACCCGTAAAGCCGTTGATCCAGTTTTCAAAAAATACAACGATGCCTTTTCTGATTTGACCTTTAACGACGATTCGGTTCAGCCTTCTGATGCGGTTGTCTTTTAAGGTTGGGGTTTTTATTGTGTTTCAGGTAAAAGCGTTTTTCGCTGTCTCTCTGTTGAATGGCTTGATACATTGCAATCGCTTGCTGGTCTGGCCGTTTTGGGCTATGCCCAAACAGATAGGCTTTGGTGGCGCTGTTGGCCGCAGACGCAACCCCAGCCATGTATTTGATTTTGGCCTCATCTGACAAGGCTTGAAACTGTGGCTTTTGTACGGCCTGGTCCAACCCCGCTTTAATGGTTTTACCCATCACCCGTTGGTAATCGCTACGCTCTTGATTGCTCAGCTTGTAGCTGGCTTCTTTGCCGTTCATTGATAATTGAACTGTTTTCCCAACCACGCTAGGCGCTTGCCGAACTTCCCCGGTGCGGGCATACAGCTTTAACACCTCTTGGGCGACAGGATCGGCTTTGGCCTTGCTGGCAAATGACGGGTTTAGAAAGACGTTAAACGGATTGTTTCCACCATCTTGATACCGCTCTTGTGCTTCACCAAAGGCATCTCGCCGTTCTGGCAACATCTGCGCCAAAAAAGGTATCTTGGCTTGAATCTGATTAATGGCTTGTGACACTGGCCCTGTGGCGGTCGTGTCTCGTACCGTGTTATCTGCCAACTGGTTTACTTGGTTTAACGCTGTCGGCACAAAACCAGACGCCCCAGACAGGGCTGTGCTTGCAACGCCTGACACCAAACCTTCACGGTTTTTAGCCACTTGCTGAATGCCTTGCAACACAGGCTGTTCTACCAGTGTGTTTGCCCCTTGTGTTAGTGTGGCGGCTACTTCATCCAATAAGGCCACTGCTTGTTCTTCGCCTTTTTTGCCCTGGTTGTCGGCTAGATTGGCCCCGGCTGCCAAGGCAATGGAAGACGGTTGCGCCCAATCATAAGTCACCAGCGTGTCGCCGGGTTTTACCTGGGCGTCTAAAGGGTTAAGCGTGGTCGTAAAACGCTTTAAGGCAGAAACATTGATGCGGTATTGCCCGGCCCCTTGGGTTTGCTGCACATTGGCAATGTCGTTGTCCTCATTGCGATCAGCCGTCACAATGCCCAGCTTGCGCAAATAATACCCTGCGGCCATGCCCGACGTACCAACCGTGGCCCGGCCAAACTGTTGAACAAACTCACGCTGATTAAACTCTTTCCCCCGAACCAGCTTTGATAGTTCATACATGCTTTTCGCAAAACCCACAGGGCTGTAATCCAGGCCACGGGCCAACAGGTTGCCAGGGGTTTTCGGGTACTTTAACAGCAGTTCGCCCAAGCCAAAGCCCTGAACGCCGACCTTGTTTAAGCCGTTCTTAACGAACATCAGGGTTTGAGCGGCTAAGGATTCATCTTGAAAAGTGCGATACATCGCCTCTTGGTAGGCAGTCAAACGCATTTCTGGCGTGATGCGCGGGTTCTTTTGGCCGCTTTTTTTGGTTGCGCCTAACTGGTTCATCAGGCTTTCGCGGTAGGTGGCTTCATAGTAGGCCCGGTCGGTGGCCCTGAGCGTAAAACCAAGCCCTTTTTCCAGCTTGGCCATCACCCCAGATTGAAAGGTCTGGCTAGTGCCCATGTCAAACTGGGTCTTGTTACCGCTGGTGTCGATGTTGTCGGCCACATCCCCAACGCCTTGCAGCAAGCCGCGTACTTTGCCAGTCACGGCGGTTTTGTACTGCGGCAAAACTTTGGTTCGTTTGCCGGTAAACACGCCAACCAGCTTATCGGCCAGCACCGCCACATGGTCAGATACCAATTCAGCGGCACCAAACAGTTCGTTGCCCCCCAAGTTACGGATCGTGGTTTTGGGGTTTAACAGTTGGGCAATGGTTTGATACGCGGCCAGTTTTTGTCCGGCTGTTTTGGGGGCAAGGTTGTCAATCATACTCACCAGCTTGGCGGTTTCGGCGCTTTTCGCGTGACCGGTGGCTTGTTGAACCTTTTCGGCTTGGGTCCGCACTTTCACGGCCTGCTCACGGCTCATTTTGAGGCCGCGCTGCATCATCACCTTATTGGCCCAATAGACCGCCCCATCTGGGGTGAGCTTGTTCCACAGTGTAGCCGCTTGAATGGTCTGTCCGGCCTTACTCAGCTTCAATGACAGTTTTGAAAGAATATCAATCGCTTCTTCAAAACGCCCTTGCTGTTGGGCAAAGGAGGCCAGCATCTGCCCATCCACCACGGTCTGGTCATCCAGCAAGTTTAAATCATTGACGCGGCGCAACACGTCGTTAGGGTCATCGGCAATGTTTTTGCTGGCCTGCTCTAACCGCGCTTGGTTGCTGGTAGGGGTATACTGGGCGTTAATATTATCGGCCACATCTGGGGCCGTGTTGGGGCTGTCTGTAACCGTGTTGGTGGCAAAGCGGGAATCTTTCGACCCAGTGGAAATGACCGGCGGGGCAGCGTCAACGGGGGCCAATGCGGTTGATTGGCGAAGGGCATCAAAAGCCGTGTCTTGGTTGCTGATACGCCCTTGCAGCATTTTGGGCTGTGTGGGGAATGATGGCATGTCCACCGGCGGCAACGCGTCTGGCGGCTGAACAGGCAGGGCACGCACTGGCTTAGGGGCAAACTTTTTGCGGTTGGCCTGTTGATACGCCTGTTGCAGCATCGGGGTACTGCGGGCAATGGTGGCCGGGGCAGCGCCTAAACCTGCACCGGTGGCGGCCACCTGTATTGTTCGCATCGGGTCAAACCCACGACCTTCTGCGCCTTGAATGGCGGCATCAGTGGCCCCAGCACCCAACGCGCCTAAACTGGCATCAGTCACAACTTGCTGTAAAAACGGGGCTCCCGCTTGGGTTAACCGACGCCCCAGGGCAGGCATTGCCACGTTTGCAGCGCCCGACAAGCCCACGGCAAACGGGTTTGCTTGCACCCCTGCATTGCGGTAAGCATCAAACTGACTGGCTGCACCGCCAGCAAACAGCCCCAGCCCTGCGCCAATCCCTGCACCTGCGGCGGCGCCCAGGCCTGGTATAAATGAGCCAATGCCAGCCCCAACGGCTGCACCGGTTAACGGGTTGCTAATGCCCCCAAAAATGTTGCCCCCAAACTGGCCGACTTGCTCAGCCATCGTTTGCGGCGCGGGTGCGTTATAGCCTTGAAAGGTGGCTTGGGCCAGTCCTTCTTGGGCAAAACCTTTGAGCGCGTCCAGCGGGTTAAGCTGGTTGCGGGGCGGTTGAAGCTGGTTGCGGGGCGGTTGAAGCTGGTACTTGCTTAGAAAGTTTTGATAATCAGCGGCCTGGTCTTCAGGCGTGCCTTTTTGAAACGCTTCTTGGGTTTTAACGTTCGCGTCAAACCACTCTGAGGCAATGTTAAACCGTTCTTCTGGCGCACGTTGTGCCCAGGCCTGGTCTGTTTGAATAACGGCTTCAAAGGTGGCCATTAGAAGCTAGCGCCTGTTCCTTTACCAGGGCTTACTGTGGGAACACCAAACCCAAAACCGCCGACCTGTGACCGGCCCGCGCTTAAGGCTTCTAAAATCCGGCTTGCGGTGACTTCATCGCCACGGGCTTTGGCGCCCATGTACTGCATCCTCAACATTGTATCGTTTGGCGCTGGCGGGTTCGGGGCATAGTTCCCACGCCCTGGCCCACGTCGCCATGCATCGGCAGACGCTCTGCGCTCCTCAGCCAGCGCCTTTTCAGACACCACCTGCGCTTGTCTCAGCAACCCCAGCGCGTCTTGTGCCCGGCCTTCTGCGGCGGCTTTGCTGGCCTCGGCGCGTAGCTTGTCCACGTCAGCTTGTCGCTTGGGCGCTTCGGCGTTGAACTCGCCCGCCTGACGGCCTTGCTCTTGGCTTTTGCTATAAAGGTTGCCAAACTGCGCCATAAGGTGACCTGCTGTCTCAGGGCTCATCATTGTCGGCAACTGTCCCGCAAACTGCATGGGTTGCATTTGGCCTTGGGCAGACACGCCCCCAGCAAGTCCTTGGCCTTGGTCTGACCCGGCCATTCCTGCACCAATACCACCCATTCCGTCAGACATGCCGACTCTGCCCATGTTGGCTGCGTTTTGGGTATACCAGTTGGCGGTTTCCGCCGACGTGCCGTAGTTAATCGACGGCAGTATCACGTCTTTGAACTCGTTGTTTAGGGCCGTGCGCTGGTCGCCGTACCATTTCTGAACTTCCATTTGCCGTTCGCGCTGGTTGATGCCCCCTAACAGTGGCAACGCAAGGCCGACTGGGCCCATTGCTGCAAACCCACCTAAAGCGCTAAGGATCGGGTGTTTTTTGAAAACTCCTGCCGTGTTGGCCATCATCGCATCGCGCTGGTTGTCCAGGCCGCTAATGCGATCCATGTACTGCTGTGGCAAGTAGTTTTGCGGCGTCTGCGGGGCCTGCTGCTGCGGCATTGCAGGCTGTTGGGCTTCCAGTCCGCTCATCCAGTTATCAATGGGCGGCAAGGCGTTTGGATCCACGGGCGGCTGTTGCGCTTGCATGGGGCCATTCATTTGCACGGTAGGCCCAAAAATGTTTTGATTACGTCTCATTTAGCCCCCTTTTGCCAGCTTGGCACCAAGGCCTTGCGATAAGCCACCGACAGCGGCTTTTGTTAATTCGTAACCACGCTCAAACATGGTTGGTTGACTGCCCTGATACCCCATCAACGCCTGCGTTCCGGGGTTGGTGCCAGACTGAATCGCGCCCCACGCCTGCAACGGTCGGTAAATCTGATCCAACAGTATCGCCCGGTTGTTCAGGCTACCACCCTGCATGGATAGCAAGTTGTTGCCATACCCTTGCGCCATCTGTGCCCGTTGCGCCAATTGGGCAATCAACTGCTGGTAGGCATCCGCACTGGCGAAAATGGACTGGTTGCGGGCGTCGCTCAACTGGCCGTCACGCTGACGCATCAACTGGTTACGCATCATCGCGTCGTAACTGCCCCCCGACAGCCCACGGGCGTTGAGGTTATTGGCCATATCACGCTCATCGCGCTCATACTGGCTGAAAATAGGCCGCGTGTACAGGTCTTCAGCCGCACCCCTGAACTTGTTGTTGAACAGGTCATCCACGGTCAGGTTACGCGAGGCGCTCAGGTAATCGTCCATGGTGCCGCGCATCTGGCCTGAACGCATAAAATTGCCCAACTCCGTGCCAAACATGTCGGCGTTGTTGTTGGTGGAATCCAGCATGTGCGTCTGTGCGCGTGACAGGGCAGGCGTGAACGTAAAATCCTTGCCCCGGTTCGACACCCCGCCGAACATGTCGTTATACCGCGCCGGTGCCCCAGCGCTTTTGACTTTATCTTCCCGGCGACCGCCGCCCATTGTGCTCATGCGCGTTTTTCCCAGTATTTTTTGGTCATTTCAAATAGCAATCGGTTGGTCAGCCGCCCGTTAAACGGCGCTTCGTCCACTTCTTTTCCCACAAACCGAAACTGCAAGCGGGTAATAAGCTTTCGTGCGGTGTGCTGATGCGCAAACGGCCTGGCTTTCAGCTTGTTGAGGGTCTTAAACTGCTCAGTGATAAACGCTTGAATCACCCCAGCCCGCAACACGGCGCGTAACTGGTTGGGGTGGCACAAAAAGTGAATCTCGGCATTGTCTCCCACAAAGTCAGACAGCATCAAAAAGCCAATGGGCACGCCGTAACGCTCGATAATGGTGAACTCAAGCTGGTTTTGGCGCACCAAGCCAAGCAAATAGGCCATGCCTTCGCGGCTGCTGGGCTTGAGCTCGTTATCAGGCACCATCTGCGCCTCGTACTGAGCGCCCAACGCAAAGCAGAACTGGTAGTCCTCTTTGGTCTTAGCGGGTCGGCACGTAGGGAGCGGCGACGACTCGGTGATTGGGTCTGACGTGTTCATTAAGCTTGATGGGGTCATATCGATAAGTGAGGTAACTGGCAGCGTCCCAAACGTGTTTAACAAACTTGAGCTTGCTGTCTGCCTCGATTTGCTTGCGGGTCGGTTCCCAAATTTCAGACGCCCCTGGCACGTAGCGCAAGTTTCGGCAATTGTCTATCAGCCACTTGCACCGGGGGTTAATTTTGATGCGGCGCACGCCTTCGGTGTTGGCTGTAAGTGCGTTCCACGCTTGGGTGCGCAGGTCCACAAACGGGTTATGACTGGGTAAATCTACGTGTACGCTGCGCATCCCCAACGATGACAGGCGGTTGCGTATCACGTTGTAGTTGGTGTCCAGCAACGTCGCTTGCTCCACCCGTCGGGCATCCCCGGAGGCGTCCCCGGTCAGGATAACGCCTGCCCCGTGCTCCCCGTAGCGCCGGTAAAACTCTTCGGCTGCTTGTACCGTCGTGGTGTTTTCAATCACCAACTCGTCGATAAAGTGATACTCACCGTTAAACCGATGCGCTACCACCCACGACATGGGGTCGACGTTAAAATCGCAACTCAGGTAGAGTTTTAGCTCTGGCCTGTAGTCGGTGTCGTCAATGTTGGCCTCGGTGAAGTTGTAACAAACAAGCCCCTTGGTGTAGTCTCTGTCTTCGCCCAACACTAAAATCCGGTAAAGCTCATCGTCATAACTGGCCTGCATCGCGGCGATAAAGGCGTCGGACACGTGCGGGTTGTCCAACGTGGCCGCAATCACCCGGCGACGGTTAAACCGAACGTTTTTCCCGCGCACCTTTTCAACCGTAACCCCGGCCCGCTCCACAAAGTGGGCATACAACCAGCCACGGGTCATCTGTGGGTTGGTCGTCAATATCACCCGGATGGCGTCGTCGTTGCCCGCTTGGCGCAACCGGCCCAACAACTCTAAATAAGCCGACTCACTGAGCAGTGACGCCTCCTCGATGTGTGCCCCGATGCCGTTGACAGAGCGCAAGCTGAGCGGGTCGTCTAAGCCCTTAAAAATGGCCTTGCTGTTGCCCCACCCTGGCACGGTAATCACGTGGTCGGTCTTGTTGGCCTTGTGCTTTATGCCCGCGTCGGTTAAAAGCTCTCGATACGTCTCCCAGGTTGTCAGGTTGAGACGGCTGTAAGTGTCGGCCACCACCAACCAGGTACACCCAGGGTTGCTGGCCATCGTTGACAGCCCTAAAAGCGCGCCTAAAAACGTCTTGCCGCTGCCAAACCCGCCTTGGTATAGCGCAATGTCGTAATCAGCCCCTTCAGCAGGCGAAAACACCTCCCACTGCTTGGGGAGGAGGTCCACGTTATGCACGATTTACGCGGCGTCTAGCGCCTTGATCGCCCACCCCAAATGTACGTTGAGCGCTTCAACCGCCTTTGGCACCGGCAACGTCTCATTGACCGGCAAGTGCATCCCATAACCCGTGGGCCAATGTCGCAAAATACCCGGCTCAAACGGGGGTAACCAACTGTCCGCCAGTGGCTTTAAGCCGATGCGTTGCGCATAATCAATGCATCGCTGAAGATAACTCACTTTTTTTTGTCCGGTTTAGGCGCATTAACCACAAAGCCTGGCTTGGGCGCGTCGTTGTCAGTGTCACCTTTGGGCTCAACCCAACCGTGACAGCAAGCCATAAAACGCAACCACAGCGGGGTGTTAAATTTGTTATTGCCCCAATTCTCACGCCCAGCACGGGCACCAAACGCCTCTGAGTATTGCCGGGCCATTTTAAGCGCCTCGTCAAACTCTGGATGCTGCTTGCTCCAGTTTTGCAGATTTTGGCGCAAAACGCCCAAATCACAAGCCATCTCTGCCAATGATAAGCCTTGCTTGCCAAGCTCAATCACCTGGTCGCAAAACTCAGGCTTATATTTATTTGGTTTACCCATAACTTAAATCGCGTAATAACCGCTGTGGCGCCTGTCGTCGTAGACCAAATACCCAATGCGCACGGCTCGACTCCCTCTATCGCCTTTGTGGTGGCCATCCCGCATCCCCGGCACAAAGGTGTTGGTCTCATTCGGCGGTCCCAGCACTTGCAACAGGTTTTCAACCCGGCCGCCTATAAAGCAACGCCCGTAACGGCCCAGCGGGCACTGGTCACAGGCTTGCTTAAGCCGGTAACACTCTACGCTGTCAGGGGTCCACATGGTCGGTCAGGCTGTGGGTGGGCTGGTAAGCTGCTAAAAGCCGCTCTGTCAATATGCGCTGGCTTGGGTTGTCGTAACTGTTATCAATTACAAGCTTGTTTAACCTTTTGGCCGAAAACTCACTTAAAGGCTTGTTGTATGGCTTCGGCTTAAAGCTTTCTGACTCGCTGCGCCTGTGTATGGCCGCTTGAAAGGCTTCGAGCTCTTGAATGTCATCCATTCTCCCGCGCCTCTAACTCTCTATCCTGCAACGCCCGTAGCTCTCTCAACTTGTCAAACCCGTCTGGCTGGCTCAGTAAGCCCTTTAGCCAGTTAATAACGCCCATCTCCTCGGTCCCCGCTCGTTTTATCACCTGGTCGTAAACGCCCGCCGTGTCTCGGCTGATCATTAACGTGTAATCGCTTGCGTGCAGCTTGAAGCCTGTCTCTGAACCGGGCTCAACCAGATCGGTTTTTAGTCGGGCCCGCCATGCGCCACGGTCTTTCAGTTTAATTGAATGCACCGGCCCGGCCCCGTTGGTGTCTGTATGCCCCTGCCAGTACCATAACTCCTGCTGGCAAGCCGGACACCGCACAATAATCAATTCCTGCCAACGGTAGCGCTTTGATTCCACTAAAACCGCCGTCAGATAATAACTTTCACCCTTTTTTTTAATCAGCAAATTGCAATGTTCAACCGCAAAACTGCCCAAGCCTCGCCCTCCCTGGCCCTCCGTCCTCAGTTACACCTACGCGACGGGTTGTCATGCCTCCCACGCATTTAAGCGCTTACTTTAATAATAAGCCGCATACACACAAACCAGGAAGCCACTGGCTTACAAATTAACGCTTGACTTTAATGTTGTGGTCCGCTATGATGAATCTGTCAGTTAAAGGAGTTCCAAAAAATGTTTATTCCCAAAATCCAAGACAAAGAAGCTATTTCCATTTTCAACAATCGCACAATCCGCGTTACTCGTGGGGTACACGGGTTTGTATTGGAAGACGTGACCCACGCAGGCAAAAAAGGCAAACTTTGCGCACGTGTGTCTGTGCAACATGAAAACTTTGGTGGTTTTTATCAAGTTGATGGGCTTTTGGAGGAAGCTTTAAGCTTGCTCTCTTTGGCCGCTGATTTGGCTGATGATGGCGCTTGGCAAGAACATGAAAACAGACGCGACAGTTTTGATGAATACGAGATTTACACGAGTGTTAAAAAATCGATCCGCGTTTGGCCTGCTGACTTGGAAGTCATTAAACCGCTGAAAGAAATGCCTAAGCGTTGGAATCTAGAAACCGCGATACGCGCCTTGGTAAACGGTCAGTTTAAATCTAATACCGTGAAATGCACAGGTTATTACACAGATGACTATCATGGCGATGCCGCACGCAATTACGAAAAAGGGGCTATTGATGCCCTTAACCTTGCTCGTGAAGTGTTCACAAGTCCGTCGGGGTGGTGGTCTTCTGTAAATAAAGAAAACCGCGTTTTTCTCTGCTGCCATTCGTTTAACAATAATGAGTTTGTTCTTGATTTAAACGCAGCCTAACCCCACTAAAAAACCCCCTGGCCTAAGCCGGGGGGTTGTCCCATTAATGTCAGTTAAAGGAACCAAACCATAATGACCGAAGACAAGCGCAAAAACAACCACCGCCCCCACAAGTACGATGAACCCAAAACCGTGCGCATAGCGGCCAAGCTGACCCCCACAGGCTACGCTTTTTTTAAACAACTAGGGGGCTGGGACTGGATAGAGAAACAAGCCAGGAATATGTAACATGCTTGTTTCTTTTGAAAAGCCCCCGGTTTAACTCAGGGGCCTTTTTTTATTCGGTTATTAACTCCGGTTGCTCAAAGACCTTATGCTTTGGCAATGGCAACCCGTATGCCACCATCTTGTCCACCGCGTCCGGCATCTTGCACCATTGGCTGATTTGATACGCTTGATTGGTGGGGCACTGGCCGCAATTGCTGTTTGAATTGTGGCAGTACATGGCGTCCGTACTCCACCGCTTGTAAATGGTTGACAAGGTTTTAAAACAGTTCTGACAGTTAACTTGACCGTGACGTTCCGGGGTAAATGGTTCTTTGCATTGGTTACAGGGCATGAGCTTAAGATTCTTCAATTTTTTTGCGTCTCTCTCTTCTTGACGTTTCTGTTTTTTGATCACATACCCGGCTTTGCGCTTGCAGATTTGGCAGCAATACACTTGGTTAATGTAATAGGCTGTAAACTCCTCATGGCAGTATGGGCACACTTTCCGTTTCATGGCCCGCCCCCTTCAACCCCAATGGTTTTGGCCAAACGCTCAACACTCATGCAGCGATCAATTAACAGGGCACTTAAACGGCTTCCAAACTCAATTGCCCAGGCGTCTTTCATCCTGGGTTTACGCTGTGTGGCTATCAGTAAATCAACCATTCCGCCCCACAGTTGTTGTGTTGCATTCAAGATAACATCCCCCCTAAATGTCTCTTTATATACAGTTATAAATACCGTTGATACTTATCAATCAGGCCAATGGCCCACCGGTTGGCCGTGCCCCGGTCTTCTACCAGCAACACGTGCACCCCATACTTCAGTGGGACCGATTGCAGAAACCCACAGACAGCATCCGGGTTGGCCTTTCGGTGTGGGTCATTGCGCAGCCTTAAAACCGTCGATTCAATCAATAAAAACGCTTTTTTAAATGCGGCCAGGCGGTCCAGCTCGCGCTTGAACCGGTCGGTGTGCCAGCACCCCATAAAATCTTGATGGCTCTTGCGCTCAATTGCAAAGCGGTCTTCATGCCCCAGCAGTGAGTAATCACCACTGTTTAACGCCTTGCATAACACCCCCCAACTGTCAGGGAAGGTGTAAGGCAGTTGCTCGCGGGTGTCGATGATGACAACCGGCTGGCTGTTGTTAGCGCTCATGTCCAGCCACCTGGGCGCTAATCACCTGAATGACAGCCCCCTTGCCGCTTTCTTCGACAATATTCAGGGTGATCAGTTCGGTGGCGTAACTATGCGTAGTCAATGTGGCGTTACCGTCTGAATCCACTTCAAAAACAATTTTCCCAACAACGGCTTGGTTGCACCCAGCCTCCTCAAGCTTCATTAACAGAATGCGGTTCTGAAGCCCCTTCAGGTCCATCCTTTCCCGAAGCGCTTCATTCTCTTTTTCCAGAAACTTCATTGCTTCCAGTTTTAAATATTTACGGTCAAGCAACACACTCACAGCAACAATGGCCACAATGCCCAATAAGGCCAGCAGAATAAACAGGTCAAAAACCATTAGTTATTTCCTCCAGCGCAAGCAACACAACAAACAAACCTGGCTTGTTCATATTTTTGGGCGTACAAACTTCTAAGGGGCTTTAGAAGCCTTTCCGGCTGATCGGACTCTCTGCCAACCAACCCCTTAATCACAATGCCCACCCCAAACATCTCGCACCGGCAACAAATCTCTTCAATCAACCCTTTGATGTAGTCGTATTCATTCATTGAAGAAACATCCCCGCCGCCACGGGCTTCAGGGTTAAGCAGTGCTGTGCCCAACACCCTGACCCACATCCTAATAGCGCCTTTTTCGTGACTTGAAAGCCGTTTTACGGTTTCCCGGTAAGCTTTCACCAGCGCTTTGACCTCTGGGGGCCAGGGCTTTACCGTTGCCACTGGCAAGGGGATAACTTGCCCGTTTAAGGGCTCAACAGGCTTTTGTATATATTTCAGATTCCACATCGTATTTACTCCTGAATTTTTTTTTTTTTTTTTGGGAGGGGGGTACCTACCCCCCAGATTTTTGAAAAAACGTGAACCTTTTTTGCCTAAACCTTTTGCAAGACTAACGTTTTAACCGATTTAAAAACGTGAACCAAACGTGAACTTTTCGGAAAAAACGTGAACTTTTCGGAAAAAACGTGAACTTTTCGGAAAAAACGTGAACTTTTCGGAAAAAACGTGAACTAACTCAGTGCCTCCAATGACCGAAGCAAAGCGTCCTCGCACAAGTAAACACACAGAGTTGTTTTCTTTCCTTCATAAAGTTTTATATTCCGCTTCCCCTCTTTTCCGCTGGGGATGGCCTGGGCTTCACGGAGCATGCGCCCCAGCCGGTTCGGGGTGATGTCAAACGCTAATCGGGCGTCTTCACGAATTTTGCCCGTCACCTTTTTGGCCGTGCTGCCCAAGGGATACCATTCCGGGTGGCCTGGCATCGGCTTGAGGTCGCCCGTTTGAATCAGTTCCAGAATGGCATCCAGAATTCGGCGCGTGTTTTCATCCGATTGGCCAAAGCCGTTTTTTTCCTCGCCCTTTTCCAGCGCCAGCGCCTGCAAGCGCACCAGAAAGCTATCCTGGGGGAAGCCGTCGTCTTCATCGGCCATGTAAGCCAGCGTTAACAGTGGCGTCCACAATTCGCCTTCGCGGTTGTAGAGCCCGTCAAAACTGGGGGACTGCACATAGTTTTTGTGAATGCGGTCAAACTGGGTGAGTAGCCACACGTAAATCAGATCGCGAATCTCGGCGCATTCACGCTCCCATTCGGCCCTTGTTTTGGCCATGTCCAGAATGGTCGCCGCTGTCTCCTGACTGCACCGCAACGACTCAATAATGATTGAGCGGTCCAGTAGCGTTTGATTCGACAAGCCCATGCCGCCGAAAATCTTGGGCGAAAACACCTCAAAATCACGACTTTCATAGTCCTGAACCCCATCACGTTTAACGGCCTGGTTTCGCCATGCGCCTGAACCCAACTTGTACCCACTCAGGGCAATCTGAAAGGCTTCTTGGTTATGCTCGTCAATTTTGTTAAAGCTTTGCGCCTCGTCAAAGAAGACAGTGCAGCCAGACGATTCCACCAGCCGAAACATCACGCTGGGGGTGATGCTAATGCTGGCCAAACTGTTGTAACAGAGGTGTTGCATCAACTCCATGCTGTTGCTTTTCCCGCTGCGCTTCATCCCGGTAAAACACAAATACGGATACACCCCGAAAATCCACGCGGCATAAGTCCCCAGCGCGTAAAAGCCCATCAGGTCATAATCGGCGGTGTTTTGGTGCCAGACGTATTTTTTCGTCATCGCCACAATGCGCCGAATGATATCGCCTGTTTTGGGCACTTCCGCCGCCCCCCTCAAAAAGCGATCCACCGACCGGCCCGACCAGGCCCCGCCCCGTGATTTGATAATGCCCAGGTGTGGGGGGTCGCCTGTCAGTTCGTCGGGGGATCCGACCAACTGCTTTTCAGGGCTGTAGCCCGCCTGCCCTAACTTAACGGTCGATTTAATCAGCACGGGTTCAACGCCCTTGACCTGTTCCCCTTCTTTGTTCGCCCGCACCGTGTGGCCATAGATACAAACGTGGGCAGTTGACTGGTCAGCGCCAAAGGTAAACCCGCAATGCAGCCGTTTCACTTCTTCAAGCTCAAACGACACATCCACCAGGTCAAAGTTTTCTGGGGCGGCCTTGGCTACGGCCTGCCTGTCTTTCAGCCACCGGCTAAACTCTTGCCTTACCGTGGTGCCAGGAATCCCTAGCCGGTCTTTTACGCGCCGAAACGGTTCCTCGCGCTGCGTTTCGGTCAACGGTTGCAAATAAGGCCACAACCCTTCCAGGTCCGCCGCGCTGGTCAGCCGGTCAATCTTCCAGTTTATGGGCGGCTTGGCCCCATTGCGCAGCGCGTCAAAGGCCCCTTGAAGCCCCTCGCCCCGGTTGGCCAAAAACCACTCGTTAAAGTCCTTCACCCCGGCGGGCAGGCTTACCAGCAAAATGTCGGCTTTCACCCCAGCCCCCAGCATCGCCGCCACCCACTTTTCAGCGGCCTTGGCCCCAGCCGGGTCATTATCCGGGCAAATGTAAATTTGCTTGCAGCGCTTGAAACGCTCCGGGTGCTGCATGCCGCTGGTGCCCACCACCCCCACAGCTGGCAGGCCAATTTCTACCCCGGAAAGGGTATCCGGGTGGCCTTCGAATACCCAAATGGTGTCAGTGATGGCATCCTGATTGTAGAAGTGGGCAACGTCCACCCCCTTCAGGTGCAAATACTTCTGCGGGCTGGGGTTCCAAGGCGCCAGCCGTCCGCTTATCTGCTCTACCCGGCCCCGAATCACCATGGGAAAAATGAACCGGCTGTCAAAGTAGCTGTTCCCCTCAAAGCGGTTGCTGGCATCAGCGTAGCCAACGTGCATCTCACGCAGCGTCTTTTCACTGAACCCGCGCCCCATCAGGGTGCCCAGGGCTTGCTGGTGCTGGAACAGCGTCTCTTGATAATGCCGCACCATGGCCCACCGTTGCGCCTGAATCTGCTCCTCTAGCGTGCGGGCTTGTTCGGCATCGGCCTGGGCTTGGGGGGTCAGTGCCACCCCGGCCCGGTTGGCCAGTTCTTTCAGGGCTTCGGCGCGGCTTAACCCGTCACGCTGTTCCAACAGGCTGAATACGTCTCCGCCCGCGTCGCAGGCCTTGCAGTGCCACAAATTCAAATCATGATCCAGGTCACAACTGGGGTGATTGTCCTGGTGAACCGGGCAACGGATCCGCTTTTCGGTCGTGCCCAGCAAGTCGGCAAGCGTCACCCGCCGTTTAATGTCATCAAAAATTGTCATGCGCTAACTCTTCTATCCCTGCTCGCCGCAGCGGCTTCCTCTTATCTTGCTATCACCTTGTTATTAATTGGGCGCTGCCAGCACACACTCTTTGCAGCGCCAGCCCTTTAACCGGCCATCCCCGCAAACTTCACACACGGGCCTGGCTTCCCAGCAATCCCAATGGTGGGTGGCGATTCCTTCCACTGTCCGCACTTCCCCGCCTAGGGGGTCGCCACAGAATGGGCAGATAACCGGGTAAGCCAGGCGGGGCCTCATTGTTGCGCAACCCCTTCCCGTATCAACTCAACTATCGCTACCACCGTTTCGACAAACTCCGCCTGTGGCACTTGGCGCAAAGTGGCCAGGTACTCTGCAATGGCTTCAGGGCTGGCTGTTCGTGGATCCAGGTTCACCCTGTCACCTCCGGCGGATTTACTGGGTTCGCTTGCCGCAAAGCTGCGGCTCGTTGCATCCAAATAATTAGCTCAATTTGTAGCTTCACAGATTCGTCGTAGCGCCCTCTGTAAGGGTGGGTATATTTGCGCTGAATATAATCTGCGGCTTCAAGTGGCGTCATACGCATAAAGTCACCTCTATTCACGGCGTGGCCTCCGGCGTTTTAGTGCTCATCCTTCACCGCATTCCAGGGCTTCAATATGCTCAATTGTTTTGAGTAATCGTTGTCCTAGTTCCACCATCGCAGCAGCCCTCGCAGCAGCCCACGCAGCAGCAGCCCACGCAGCAGCCCACGCAGCAGCCCACCCAGCAGCCCACACAGCATCCGCAGCAGCAGCCCAAGCAGCATCCGCAGCAGCAGCCCAAG